TCTTTTGAAGGAGCGCAACACATGATCACTGAAGATGATGAGTTTGAGAGGATTGAACGCGAAATCAAGCAACGCAAAGAGAAAGCTGAAGCCGATTTGATGGTGGTTTACTCACTGCGGCTGACCAAGGCACAGCGCATCAAGTTGCTGAAGTTGGGCGGTCCACAATGGCTGAGGAATCAAATTGACCGATCTACCTAACTTTGCAGCCTGGGAGCGAACGACACTGGACAGATTCGCCCTGGACGCTTACCTACGGTTACAGGCCCAGCAAGAGGCACTTGAGCAACTCAGGGGTGATTTGCGGGATGCTATGAACCTGATCAGGATAAAAACAGTGAGCGTTCGTCCTGTCGACGTTTAACTAATCCTGGGAGAATTTTGCCACCCCCTTTGGTGAACTTCAGGAACTCATTGGAGGCTTCTTCAATCTCACCCCTAAGAACTTTCTGACGGAGGGTGCTACGCTGTACGCCTCCCAGACCAAGGTTAAAAGCAAAACTGACAAGAGCATCATTTTGACCTGGGGTAAGCACCATAGGAAAAAGTTTGGTGATGCCAGTCTCAAATCGCTGGAGATCAGAACTAAGGATTCCATCTACTTCCTCTTTGGAAAACGTCCGATTGTGTTCTGGCTCCAACGCGAAAGAGTCTCTTTGATCCAAAGGTAAACGACCTTGATTGGGGTAAAGAACATGACCTACTCCTATTGTCCAGAGCCGCGCAGGGCAACGGTAAGGCTTGTATCTAACACCCTCATGGTGCTTGATCATGTCCTTGCACCGCTGAGATACTTTCAATCCTTGCCACCCTTGAATGCCCTGCCACCAAAGTGGAAACTAATGATTGAAGCAAAGATCAATTGGGTATCGGTATCCCAAAGTTTTTCAATCAACACATCAAATTCAATACCGTGATTCCAAGCATAGACAAAGCCACCGATTTCAACAAAAGCAAACAGTAGGAAGAAACCGTATGTCAGCAATGGCCTTACACCTGACCGTAGGTTGATCATCCACTGACTAGCACCTTGACCAATTGCAATGTCGTGAGCATAGATAGCAGTGCGTTCTGATGCCTCTGCCTCTATCATCTGGCCTTCAACCCTGATCTCTTCTACCCGTTGCTGTGCCTCAAAGCCTGCTTTGCGGAGTTCCAGTTCGCGTTCAGTCTGGAGTTGAGCCATTGCCATCTCATGCTTCTTGTCAGCACGATCTTGGAAGAAACCAAGCAGCTTGGGTAAACCACCAGCAAGGAAGCTAATCAGGGTTGAGAGTAGGGTCAGCATGATTAGCCTTTAAGGTCAAAACTTAAATTTGCGTGACGGGGATATTGAACAACACGTTCCCCTTCAGGGCATTTGTACTTGATCGTTGCCAACAGAGTTGCTGTGCCGGGTGCAATCTTCTCTTTTCGTACCATTGTGAGTTGGTAGGTGAACGTGTCAATTGTTGGCCCTGCTGGTCCACTGAACTTGCTTGCTGTAGTGGTGGCTTCATGCACCATACCTGCGGCATCACGGACGCTCGGGGTAAAACTCTCTACCGAGCAATCATCACGTTTCTTGATTCTGGCAACAGTGACGTTAATGGGCTTCCCGGATTCCGCCACGATCTTAAAATTCTCAGGTGACCATTCAAGGATGGCCCTGTCAAACCAACCAAATTTGTCTGCCAAGGTGTAGCCGCCCCCGATTGCCGCAATGCTTGCAGCAACGGCTCCAATGGCCTTGGTGACGTCAATCATTTTTTCCAGAATTGAACAAAACTAAACACCACCGCAGCCGCCGCCCAGATGCCCATGCCTCTGTTGATCCACTGGTCGATCTTGCGGTCAGTACGATGCAGCATAGACTCATGGACGCTGAGTTGTGTTTCAACTGCGCCTATGCGCTGCCCCTGGTTGGCTTGCCTTTCCTCGAACAGGATCAACTTGCCAACAGCATCTGTCAGCTTGTCAACCTTGCTTTCCAATCGCCTGAAATCATCGTCAGTCATCTGAATGTCCCGTTGTTGATAGCATCCATCATGCGCTTGCCGTACTTCTCCACCGCCGCCTTGGTGATGACGTACTCACCGCCCTGTAGCGCCCCGTAGCCATCGTCTGGTGCAGGAGCGCGGCCTTTGAGGTGTTCTGCATGAACCATACCGCCGTTGGCGTACAACCCAAATCCACCGCCAACGCCTGCATCCCCGTCACCACTGCCGCCCAATCCCCCGCCGCCAAACCCGCCGTAGCCACCCATGCCAGCAGAAGCATCGCCGTACAAGCCTGTTGAGCCAGAAGAGCCGCCGCCTTGCAATCCGCCACCCAAAGCGCCCAAAGCCGTCCCGGCAACAGATGACTGCGACACCGGCGAACTCACAGCTTCATAAGCCATAGGGGCCAAAGCCGTCCCGGCAACAGATGACTGCGACACCGGCGAACTCACAGCTTCATAAGCCATAGGGGCCAAATCCGACCCAGTAATATTTGACTGACTCATTGGGCCACCAACGGTAGGCCCACTAAAGCCTAGCCTGTCGCCGCTGTCGTCAACATAACCATAATCTGGAGTGGCGTAGCCTGACTTCTCACTCGCCTGAAACCCCTGCCTAGCCGCAGCCATCGCCGCATCCGCAGGCGAAAGCTGAGACTTGTCGTACTGAGACATACCGTAGTTAACTGCTTTTGCAAGGCCAAGCGCGGGGCCAACACCAGGCATCATAGACATGGCAGCACTTGCAAACGGACTCATACCGTTAATTGCATCCCGCCAACCAGACCTATCCTGCGCTGGGCCTAACCCCATTGGGCCAGATGGCGGGGCATTACCAACGCCTTGATAGCCCTCACCACCCATCATCTGGTTTTGCTGCTGACGCCGCCGCAGCATCTCGTTGAAAGCATTGAGGTAGTACATATGTGTTCCTACTGCGTCATGGCGTTTTGGTTGGCCGGGGCAAGGGCGTTTGTGGGCGCGGCAGGCATCGCTGCTGCGCGGGTAATGGTAGCGCCTTTGACTCCTAACATTGAAGGATTGTTAAGCAGTTGAACTATTTTATTTCGTTCAGACGCAGGTAACGAGCCCAATAAATTTGCAGCAGTTTGAGGGCTTTGCATAGCGTCCGACAATGTTTTTGTTGTCTTAGCGCCTAAGCGTTTTTCTAACTCACTGATTGTTTTGTTGCCTACGGTAGCCCACACGTTTACAAGTGATGGAAAACGAAACATTGATGTATTTTGAGACACCAAAGTAGCTAACGCTTTTTGCCCTTCAGTGGCTTGCGTGCTGGCGGCAACGCGGTCTAAATGACTAGACGCTTGTTTTCTCAACACATCCATTGTGCTATTTGCAAGTTCTAATGCAATGTTGTAACTGCCGGGGCCAAGAATTTTTTCAACCGAATCTGGCGATTCATTTTGCACCAGCCGCACAAATTCATTCTTGTTGTTTTTAAACAAAGCGAGGGCTTCACCTGTTAATTTCTTTTCCGCAATGTTACGCATACCCTTGGCATGAGTAGCTAAATAGTCGCGCCAGCCAACGCCTCCTGCGGCTTCAATGGCATCATCAATCAAAGGTTTAATGTTTGACATAACCCCCGCTGCCAAATTGCGTTGGGAGGTAGCATCGGCGCCTGGCCGCAATTTAGCAATCGCAGCATTGACCGCATTTTTACGGATGGCTTCTAAAGCCTTAGCGTCAATAATTCCGCCTTGACTAGTCCACTTAGCTATGTCTTCTGCAACTCGTTGAACCGAGCCTTCCACCAAATCATTTCCAGCAAAAGATGGATTTTTTGAAATAGCGGCAATTTGATTGGCAAGCGGCGCGCCTTCCAAAGGTTTAATACCGACAGAACGCAAAGCATCCGCCGCTGCTTGGGAAAAGCGAGCGCCTTGTCCAAGATCAAGCGAAGCGTTAGCAGCTTGAGATGCCCATTCATCAGACATTTGCGCTAATTTACCTGGATAAGTATAAATAGCTGCCCATTGATCTGAAAAACCAGCTTGAGACTTGGCTGGGGCAAGACGGGAGCTTGCAGGCAACCCCGTTTTGATGGCATCTAACCGTGCAGCCGCAGCAGCATGATCACCCAAATCAATTAAACGGCGTACTTCTTGTACTTGGGCCGCAGCTTCCGCGCTCAGTTTACCTGCTTGCGCTTCATACTCAGCAACTGCTTTACCCAAGTTGGCCCGGTTAAGGGCGCTGTCGCGCATAGGTGTTGTGATTGTGTTTAAGTTTTTCTTAGCTAATTCATTTGTGGCTCGAACATCGGCAGCCGTTGTACCGCCTGCAAGTTTTGCAAGCTCATTAACGGCCTCTTTCTCGGTCATAGTCTTTAGTTTGCTCAAATATTGAGCGCCTTCAGGCGTAGATTCCAAAGAGTCTTTTACAAGCGCTTGAAGCGCGGGATTCTGAAACCGTGCAATAACTTCGGCAACCCCAACATTCGGCGGCGCGCTACGCAATGCGTTAACCACTTCTTTAAGATCAGCGCCAGCCGCTTGTTGGGCCAGACTAGCGGCGCGATTTTGTGGCATGGTTCGCAGGTTTGCAACTTTGCCACCAACATACCCGAGTGCAGGGCCAGCAAACGGCACCGCACCGCCGATAATTGCGCCTGTCCCAGCTTCGTCAGGGTTAATTATTGCAGGTGACGCGCCACCTAAAGTTGCACCGCCTACTGCGCGTGTAGCCAGATTGCCTTTAGAAAACCCGCCAGTACGAATGGCTTGAGCTAACGGCGCGGCTGCTGGAATTGCTCTTAAAGGCGCAGCAATTGCACCGCCAACAGGAAGCGTGCCAATAATCTCAGCGCCTAATTCACCAGTGCCAGTTGACATTGGGTACTCTTGTTTAAACGGCGCAACACGCGCTTGCGTTTCAGCTTGGCGGCGTTGGGCGTCAGTAATCAGGGCTTGACCAGCTTGAGTTGCCCCAACAGCTTGCAACCCTTGTCCAACAAGCTGCTGCCCACCAAACATGACGTTGCCGCCGCCTTTAATAATGCCTTCAGACAGTGCTTGAAATGAATCGCCAATTGACTCAAAAAAACCCTGCTGTTTTTTTGGCGCAGCAGGAGCCACCGGGCCTTCATCAGTAAGCCACTTGTCACCAGTCAAATAGGCTTTAACACCTTTGTCATTGGTGGTAGTTTCCGTAAACGGTATCCATTGGTCACCCACCAAAACAACACGTTCACCAGTATCAGGATTAGTTGCGGTTTGCAAGCCCATGATGCGCCTTTAATCTTGTTTGAAGCCGGGGGGAGGCGCAACTCCTGCCGCAGCAGGCGCTGATGCAGGTTTAGATTTTAATATCGGGCTTGGCCGGTATCCTTGTTCCCTAGTGTACGTTTCAGTTAAATTTTGTTGCTCTCCTTGGGCAATATTTCTCATCTGAGTTAATTTTTTAACTACTGTTGCAGCATCATCAGTAGCTAAAGGAATAAACGGCGCTAGTCTTGGAAATTCACTAGCCGTAACAGCCGCGCCGGTACGTTCATGAAGTTTTAACGAACCAATATTTGATATAGCTGCGCGTGCGTCAACACCTTCTGGGTTTGTTTCATTTAGTATCTTATTAGGCGCATAGCCTTTCCAGCCTACCGCATCTGGATTTGCTTTGATAAGCCTAATTGCCTCGTCAATAGATTTTAAGGTTTGGTCGTTTGTACTGATTGCGGTATTGATGTTGGCAGGAATAGGTTTCAATTCCTTTTGCAATGGCTCTCCGCTTGGGCCTCTCACTAACGATCCGGTAATTTCACCTGGTTTTGGACGCTTGGGAAGTGCCACAACACCTTGGTCAGTAACCATATATTGAGGCGCATTTGCGTTGCCTTGCTCAACAGCAAGTCTTCCTTGATTGACCGCAAGATTTCCTTGAGCAACTTTAAGATTACCAGTTTGATATGGCGTCATCCCGGCAGCTTGCGAAGGCATAACTTCTTGTTTAAAAGTAGGACTATTTGGGTTGTTATCCACAAAAATTATTTTGCCGTCAGGGCGTGTAATTTGAGTTGGACTAGGCTTAACAAAATTTAGGGCTGCGATACCTTCTGGATGCGCCGAAGCATAACTTTTGATAATTTCCAACCGTTTTGCAGGATCAGGAATAGCGGCAAACTGAGTACGCAAATCTTTAGTGGGTATGCCTTGACTGTCAAGCATATCAAACGCGCGGCCCAAACCTGCATCTGATGGGTCTTGAAGTGCTGCAATTAAACCAGTTCCAAGTGCTTTGTTTTTCAACGCAAATACTTCTTGGTCGGTTTTTGCAAGCGCTGATTTTTCTTTTGCAGTTTTAAACTGTTGCTCCTGAATAGCAGGAATAGACGCCCCAGCGTTAGCGCCAGCCAAACTTTTATAGACGCCTGCGTAGTTAATTTCGCCCGTTGTAGGGTTCATGTTTGACTGGTACGCCTGGTTCAAAGCGTTGCGGGTAACGTCTTCTTGCTGGGCTTTTGCCATCGTGTATCGCGCAAGTTCATTCTGATTTTGCCCCTGCTGCAACTGCTGCATCCTGCCGTATTGGACAAACGGGTCAATCGGCGCTTGGAACTGAGCGCCTTGGGCGATCATAGAGTTTAGGTCAGCCATGTTAGTAACCCCCACCTGGTTGCATTGGAATCATGGTATTGGCGTTGTACGGCGTATTGGTGTACTGAGGCGCGTCATACAAACTAGGCCGTCTTTGCGACGCCAGCCATCTGTCAAAGTTGCTTTGATTTTGATAGCCGCTTGCCATTGTGCCAAGCGCGTTGTTAAACGTATTGCCTGTACCCAACTGACCTGCGGCAGTGGCTTGACCAGCTTGGCCCATCAAGTTACCCGCATTGGTGGCATAGTTTTGACCGGCAGTGCCAATTTGAGTGCCTGCTGTTTGACCTACATCAGCAAGCCCCGCCAAACGGTTGTAACCAGTGTTGGAACGTGCAACTTCAGAGTTGTAGCCTGTCAAAGCACGGTTGTAAGCATTTCCATATTCTTGTGACGCCGTGTCTTGGCCGTAATTTCCCGCAGCTTTAAGAGCCGCGCCAGACATTAGCCCACCTCTAGCAGCAGCTTGCCGGTCAAGAGCTTTTAACCCTTCACTCATGCGAAAGTTGTAGCCGGGGTCTAAAACCATATCGCCAGCGCCAAACTTGAACGGGCCTGGTTGTGCAAACGCGCCGCTTTGCATCTGAGCCAATGCGTTGTTACCTACGTCTAGTCTAGGCTGTAGCCGCGCTATGTCTTCGCGCCGTTGCTGTGCTTGCAAATCAATAGCGCGATTAGCGGCATCCGATGAAGTGCTTGCCGCAGCCTGCTGGCCTTGCGAACTGATTAGCCCACCTAAAAGTGACGCACCAGCGGGGATTGCAATTTCTGGACTAGGCATCTTCAAACTCCTCAAAAGCGTAGAACTCGCGGATTTCGCGGGACACCTTACGCATATGCTCAAAACCACCAATCAAAAAGGCAGTGGCGATATGTATTTCAATCCCAAAATTACGGATGTGAAACGCTAAATTCCGCAAGTGCTTTTTGTCACTTTTGCACATCTCATTTGCGTCATGGAACCCATTGATTGACGCCATAATCAAAGGCTGGTAATAGGCATAGTTTGCCACAAACCAGCGGTTAGCAGGCAACACAAACATCAGCGACAAAAACGCCCGATTGATGTGTTCGTCTGAGATTGGAACATCCTTGTCAATCAGATCGTCCCACAACTCAACTGCGTCAAAAAAGCAGTTCACAAAGTCGATAGCTTCTTGGTGGCCTAAAAACCACCGCAGTTTATTGGCCTTACTGTCTTCTTGCCATTGGGCGGACATGATAGGCATTACCCAACCACCCAGGCCGTGCCATTGTCAAACACCGGGCAAACCACCGCACCACCACCGACGGGGGCAGCTAAAAATGTAGGGGCTAAAGCGTTAGTCACCCATGCCCTGCGGCCTTGCGTACCGGGTGTTGGCAGGGTCGCCACCGTGTAGGCTGCACCTAGCCCATTACCGCCATTGGCTACGGGTAGGATACCAGATACCTGCGTGGTCAGGCTCACCCCACTCAGCGCCCCGCCAAGCGTCAAACTGCCTGATGTGGTTACTGTGCCGGTTAGCGTAATGCCGTTAACTGTGCCCGTACCACCTACGCTGGTCACTGTGCCCACAAAGGCATCGTTGCTGGTGATGGTGAAGTTGGGATATGTCCCGGTCACCACCGTCGTTCCAGCACCCGTCAGCACCACCGTCAAGTCGGGCAGGCTGTTAGTCACTGTAATGGTACCTGCGCCGTTGGTCACAGTGATGCCGGTGCTGGCCGTCAGAGTGTGCAAGGCATAGCCCGTGCCATTGCCGATCAGCAGTTGGCCGTTGGTTGGGATAGTGTTAAGTCCCGTCCCACCGTTGATGACTGGCGTGATGCCAATGCCGCCGCCCGTGATGGTGTAGACGTTGTTGAACCAGAGAAACCATTCCATTGATACAGCGCCCGTCTGCGCGTTTAGCAGCGGGACGCGAGGCGCGGGGATCTGGGTGATATTGGTGTTGGTGGTCGCCATATCAGTCCTTAGTCGGACTGAGTACCAACTCAGCGCCCATGATGCTGACCTTTACCGGGTCAGTGCCGCTGATCTCATACACCCGGTCGCGCAGCTTGAGCGTCATGCCTAGCCGACGCCAGAACGTGCGGTAGCCGTACTCGCCGATCTGGCCCATGCTAGCCCAATGCTCGTTTGACCAAGTGTGACCGCCCTCATCGCTCCAACGCAACATACATTGCGGGTCAGAGCCTTGCCCGTTATTCAGCCCCACGCCTGATTCAGCATTGAGTTGCAGGGTATGGTGAGCCGTGCGCTTGAAGTTGTTCTGACCTGGCGGCAGCGCCCTCCATGAGCGCAACCACTTTTGAATGCCGCCGTTGTCAGCAAAAATGTCTAGATTGAACTTGTAGATGTTGCCGTTCTCAAAGTCACCAACAATGATGTTGCCGCCAAAGTTGCACTGGCAATTGCTGCGGTGCCGCATAAATAGGCCGTTATCAAACCCTGCGCGTTCATGCCATGCTTCAGTAGCTACATCGTAAACCCAAGTGGCGTTGCCTGATGGGAACGTTAGCACATAAAAGGCATGGCCTTCCTGCTGGTACGTGTAGGCAATGGCGTCCGAGATGTTGCCGTACTGGGCAATAGCGTACTCAACGGCATGGGTAGAAACCCGAGTTCCGGTGTAGCCGTTGGCGCGGTAGACGATGCCCTGTCCACGGGCGTCTGTACCTAGCCAGAACAGGCCATTGTCAAGTTTGGCTATGGAGTATGCAGAGACGCAGCCAATCTCGTTAAACGCGCCTTGAATGCGTTGCAAAGGAAAGTCAGCAGTGCCTGCGTCATACCAGACCTCTACTGAGTCAGTACCGAACACCCACAGTTGCCGGTGGTCAGCAATAAGCCCCACTACACCGTCAGGTGAGCCTTCAGCAGATGCAAAATCCAGCGGGTCAACTGAGGTTCCGTCCAGTAGCTGCGATACCCAAATGATCTGGCTGTTTGGCTGGTTGAAAACAAAGTAGCCGTCAAGGTACGCCACCGTCACAGCGCCAGCAAAGTCTGGGTCTGTGATCTGCGCAAACACGTTGGTGGTTTCGTTGTAGATGTAGCCGTCTGGATTGCAGGCAAAGAAGATTTGAGTGCCGTTGTCCGCAATGGATACCGGGCCGGTGCCTGTCACCGTACCAAGCAAAGTCGGTGTAGCCGTCATGCCGGTCAACTTGTAGACTTCATAGCCCGACACGACATAGAAGTCGCTGCCGTTGGTCTGGTGCGCCCACAGCGCCCGGATAGGGCCGGTTCCTACAGATTGCAGAAACTCCAGCCCTGGGGCGCGATTCAGAAACCCAGCCTCTAAGCCACCAGCAGGAATGGCTTCAGGGAACAGGTTGACCATTCTGTTGTTTGCAGCGTTGACGCTACGCGCAACATAGGCGCTGCCAAGAATTGGCGTGTGCATTAAATAAACCCCTTTTTCACTGGTTTGGGCCAGAACAACAAGTTGACCCTCTCCGCCTTCAAACGGTGTTTGGTAGAGTGCCCCCTCGGGGTTTGCGTTGTAAAAAACATCGTATCAGAAATTGCCAGCGTAGATGTTGTACCGTTGGCGATTTGCCACAATACCGTAAGGCATAGCCATCACATCATCTGGGTTATTGATGCGCTTAATGTTGCGCTTGCTGGTCATGGCAATGCGTGAGACTTGCGGACTTGGCTCGACGCCAAACTCTGCGGCAATCTCACAGGCCAAATTGAACCTAAAGGCTCGCAGATAACCTGGTGGGAACGACAGCGTAGTCGCCAGCGTTGCCGGTTGATGCAGCTCTTCAACTGAAATAAAGTGCCATTCCAGCGGACGCAATGGCACTGGATAGACGTACATCTCAATGTCGGGGTACGTCATGTTGATCCACAGAACTTGCGGATACGTGCTGGTCACTGTCTTGACTGCAATCCCATCGTACTGCTGCTGGTTGATGATCTTAATGCCGTAGCTGACGTTGGTAGCTGCGTCCCTGAAGTAGGTAGCATCGTCAATCAAGACCGGCCTATTGCCGACAAAATCACCAGTGGGGCCTAACGTGCGGCTTTTAGCACTTGCAGGCCAAGTAAACACCTGATCCTGAGTGCTGAATATTGACAGTCGCTCAGTGTTCCATGAGTCGATCATCTGATTGAGCGCCGACAGCGCGTCTTGAGATGCCGCCGCTGAAGGTGTCTCACCCTCTGCCAGCATCCCAATCAGGCGCATGGCCCCGTTTATCTGGTCGCCAGCAGATGTGGTACTCATTTACGCTCCTAGTTCAGCAACCTCAACTCGCGGCCTGCCACGGGGACGCCTCATTTCGTTTACCGTGGCAGGTGGCTCAACGTCACCTAAATCATACCTCACCCAGCCATTTTTTTCGTCGTAAACAGCTTCCTCTTCAGCGCAAGCCACTTTCGTACCGTGGACCGGGTGACGTAGATAAATGACCATTTTTACGCTGCGCCGTGAATGACTGAGAAATTGATAATTACCGCTTCAGAGTATGAAGTGGCAGCAGTCAGATTTCGCAACGTAATCAAGGCAGAACCAGCAGCCAAATATGAAACGTAAGTTGTGTAAGCACCAAGCGCACTACCAGTGGTATTGCTTGATACGTTCACAATGATGGTGTCATTGATGGAAATCATGCTGTTGGTCAGAATAAACGAAACAGCGGTGGCTCCAGCCAAAGCTGCGTTGTTCATCGTAATGCGCCCAGCAGAATTGTTCAAAGTCACGCCTGTAGCTTTGCTAGTTGCTTGTGTTACGGCGCCTTGTGCAGCGGTGCTATAGCCAATTTCCTGGCTTGCGTAGCAGGTAGTAAATTCGGGGTCAGCGTATGCAACGCCGGTTGCTTGGGTATTGGGCATGGTATGTCCTTTTAAAAATAGGGGCCGAAGCCCCCATTTAGTTTAAGCAACGCGATACACCGTGTAAGCGGCATCGCCGGTTTTGCGGAACAAGAACTGCCCTGCGCCGCCAACACCTGCCGAACTGCCGGTGATAGCAATAACCAAGTTGCCAACCGCAGTAATGCCAGTACCAACAACCATCGTAATTAACCCGGTAGAAGTACCCAAGTTAATGACGGTCAGTTCAAAGGTGCTGTTAACTTTGGCGTTGGTAAACACAGCGTCAATTGCCGCAGCAGTTGGCATTGTGTACGAAGCCGCAGTGGTAGACGGGTTACCGACCAAGATGCCACCAGTAACTTGTGCAACGGTCAGGGTAGCCGTAGCAGTTGCGGTCTGGGGCGCTGCCTGAACGCCCATGACGATTTCATTGGTGTTGCCATCAGTGAACTGATACCCACCGCCAGAATTTGGGAGAGCCATGATAATTTCCTTTCAAATGAGTTGAATCAGCCCCACAGACGGCAAGCCATCTGAGGACGAATAGTGCCATAGCCGTACAGAACGTCAATACGGCAAGGCATACGGTCATTGTTAATATCGTACTGGCGAACCACACGAAGCGAGATACCGTTATGGTTTGCGCGAGCAGCCATATCTACCCCCTGGGGCATGAGGAGGTCAGCCGTAGCAAATGTTATTGCGTCCTTGTGGTAAATAAGATTCTGCGGATAGCCAGTAGAAGCAGTACCAACAAACGTCACGGCAGCGTTGTCAGCAGGGAAACTGTCAACGGTAGCCAAGGCGCTGGCGCTGGTGTAGATTGCTGGGCTGATTGCAATGCTAGTCCATGAACCGCTGGATGCGGTATTTGTAGCGGTACAAACAAACTGTTGCAACGAACCAGTTGACTCACGGGTTTGTGGGTTAACTGCGTACACACCGGCAATGGTAAATACGTCACCAGTCACAACGGTTGCAGCACCAGTACCGCCGTCAATGCTGATCGTAGATTGGCCTTGGGTGCTAACAGCACCGTTAACCAAGATCGTGTCGGCAGTAGACCGTGTACCAGTGGTGTGAACCTTGATGGATTGGCTCATGTTGACTTCATCAAACCCAAGCACACCAGTACCCATCATGCCGTTCTTGAACTGGCGTGACACGGTATCGGTGGGGTTAAACAAGCCCTTCATGCCCTCAACCAAACCAGCGTTGGCGGCAGGATTGACGGTAGCGTAGCGCGGGGACATTACAGCAGCGTTCTCGTTCAGTTTTTGCTGCGCTTGCAACAGAACCAAAGAGGTAGCTGGGGTCGTGCCAGGAGTGCCAACAGTCGCGTAGATCGACTTGTAAGCGTTAGCAACGTCAGCGTCAATGCTGGAGGCCAACTGAGAGATACGGGGCTTGAGAACCCGTTCTGCAAAGTCATCCAATTGCAGGGTCAGTTCAGCGGTTGTGAAGTTCACGCCGATGTGTTTCTGGCTTGCCACGGTCAGGGTTGTGAACTGCTCGTTGTCGTCCTGAACTTGCAGGGCGGCACCGTCAGTGACCAGAGCGCGGTCAGGCAGGCGGATACGCAGGGTAGAACCGATTTTGGCACCGTTAACAGCAAAGCTGTCATCGTACTGTCGGTTCACGTTGCGAGTAATTACCAGGTTGTTCTCGAGGATTTCGAGAGCCTTCCGGGTAATCATGTCAATGGTAAGAATGCTATTAGCCACGATTTTTCCTTAGAAAATAAATTAAAACTTACGCGCCTGCAACGCTTTCATTTGTCGCGCTCTGTCGGCCTCAATCCACTGGCTGGTCGTCATGGTCTTGGTAGACCTTGGATCAGTCGTGTCATAAGACCCAGAACCCACCCCACGGGCGGTGACTGGTGAAATCGGTTCAGGCGCACCAGAAGTGCGCTTTTGAACGGGGTTATCGGCTAACTTAGCCTCAAGTCGTCCAAGTTCTTTGGCCTGCAAAATAGGCGATAACCGAGAAATACGATCTGCCTCTTTCGGATTAGAGCCAAGGTGATAAACCAAGTCAGGCCCAATGTCCGACGATTGAATCGTCTGTGCCATCACGGTCGTAATTTTGAGGCTGGGGTTGTAAGCAACTTGTTCAAAGTCGCTGTACTTAGACCTAGCCGTTTCTTCACGCTCATGATAGTTGTCAAGAATCTCAGCTTGCTGTTTCTGGAGTTCCCGCTGCTCGATTAGTTTGTAAGCCTTGGCCTCTGCGTAAGCATCGACCGACTCAAACTGATCTTGCGGAGGTAAGTCCACTGCCACTGCTGGCGCAGGCTGTCGCTCTCGTTCCCACTTTCGCTGCTCTCTTGCGAGATTTCTTTCGTACAACGCTCGTTGTTTTTGCGTATGAAGAGTAAATTCTTCTTCCGTATAAACACGGGGCGTTTTTTCAGAGTTTTCCTCTGCCGGCGTTTCAATTCCACGTTCTG